GTTACTTCCTCCCCATTTACAGTGGTGTGTCCGTGTGTTAGCAAAGAATAAAAATCTTTGTTAGCTAATTGTACATGAGATTTATCATCATATACAACAACCCATGTTCTAATCGTATGTCCCAATTTTGTTATAATATCCCATTTTTTAAAGGAATGTACTGTCTTTACAGGAACAGTTCCTTTTGTTAGATACTCTAACATCTTTCCCTTGGTTAGAACAGCAGAATCTTCATCTTCAAACTGTAATTCCCATACCTTATCCTCATGTGCATGGGTGTCTGGATTCGTACCGCCAGAATCATTTTGTATTATATTTTTAATTGTTTTTGTCATCCTAAATACCCTTTTACATCTTTGATATCCCTTTCAAAGAGATTATCAATGTATTTAATCACGTTTTCATACCTAATTGTATCTACGTAATTCTCGTTCCACTTATCCATGTGTTCACGAAACTTTTCGGGAGGACACGTCCATTTTTCTGAAAAGAAGTTGCCCGACTTGTCAATGCCAAAATATAGTAGCTGTAGAACTGCTTCATTTTTGTTTGGTATCTTTTTGTCCACCATTTTTACCCTCTATTTCTGGCAAACTTCCCAATAATTGTATTAAATTATAAACCTCAAGGTAAGGTTTACTACTCAAATATTTCAGTAAAATATTTAATTGTTCATTCGTTATTTTTTTCATATTTTTTCCTCCAGTTCATCCATGACCTTGTTCAGGGATTTAACGTATTCCTTTGTAATTCGTCCCCGTTTTTCTCCTTCCGATTCTTCTCTCGGTTCTTTGAATTTAATCTCACCGGCTATCGCCCCATACGCAGCCATGTCAACATATGTATCTACACTAACATCACCAAGCTTTGTTCGTGCTATCTTTAACAGGCACATCATAATCGCTACATCGTGTGCAGAAATTTTCATATCCTTGTACGCTGACCATAATTTCGCTATATTCTTGTGATTGTCAACCTTATCACCATAATCCGTGTGCCTCTGACCTGCGACTAAACTTTCAGCTTTCACTAGGAAATTTTTTGCTATTTTCTCCATTCGCCCCACATTTTTTTTTCATTTTCATCCTTAACTAGACTAGTTATCATAATTCAACATTTTCCTTCATAAATAATTCTTCTAGAGGTATTAACACACAATTAGAAACACCTCTATCGCCTATCATCCTACTATGCGTTGGCTTATATTTTTCTACTATCCTCTTTAGTCTTGGAACTTCAAAAATTAATTTACAATAATTCCCCGTACCATTTGATAAAATATGAATCCAAAAATCAGATTCCGTTTTATCAATGCCACTAGGCTTTCCATTGCATTCATATTCTATGGCAATGTTACCTGTTTTCTTCCACCAGTCCCTCTCAGTCTTAACTTCAATCTTTTTATTGTGAAACATATCGTGAACTTGCTGTTCCCGTAACTGTCCGTACTGTAAATCCAAATCAAATTTAGTGTTTTTTACCATTGTTTCTCCTCGGTCTGAATGGAATAATGTTACTTTTTAATTCCTGTTTCGTTGTTTTTAATTTTTCCTGTAACATAGCCTCTTTTCCAATTTCAATTAAATCCTCTTGGTGCTTTATAGACATTTCACACAGACCCCTCATCATGTAATATAATTCATTAATGGGTTTTACCATTTTATCAACGCATATCATGTTAAACTGGTCTTCACCTAGGGGAGACATTATAACATACATCCTGTTTTTAGGTAGTACTATTTCTTCTTCTTTTTTGGCCATTCTTTTTTCAAATATTTCCAACTTATTATTCCTCTGAATAAAGCATATATTCTCGATATTATTTTAGCCATATATTAGGTATCCTGTTATCAGCATACAAAAAACCATGCCTATCACACCAATTGGCATAAGTAGTCTTGCTGCCCTTATATATCTTTTTCTTTGAATTTGGGAAGATAAATCTAACATCCAAAGTCGGATTTTGCTCTTTAACAAGTAAATGTTTAACCCTATCTGTGACATCTAAATTTCCTTTCAATTCTAAATAAAATCCATAATTCATTAAATAAAAATCTGGAGTATAGGATTTAATCGGTACAATGTATCTAAATTTATCTTTTTCATATTTATATTTAATTTTACTCTTTGCCAGATACTGTGCAAACTCAAATTCAAATCTGCTACGAAACCCGTGACTTAACTTCATTTAACGATATTTTTGGGTTTATGTATCTCATATAACTCTTCCAACCGTAAATCCAAGTATTCTGCTGTTTTAGGTGATGTTTTTCTTAATTCTTCCGTATATCCCTTAATATCAGCAATTATGATGGCATTTCTGTCCAGTAAATTTTTAATTTGCCCTATATCCTCGTCTAGAGACAGTTTATTGGTAACAAAGGTCTTATCCCCCCACAAAACACGAAAAGGGTCTCTAGTGCGTAAAAACAGCACATTATGGGCGTTTTGGTCTTTTGTGTACTCTTGAATGTAAAAAACATCACGATTGGACTCAATATCGGTATCTGCGATATTTAATTGAAATATTACAGGCAATTTTCCAAATCTTTCTGAATTAACTTGGTATACCACACCATAGGCCTGTTCTGTGCCCTTGTAGCTATCTTTTTATGAAGTTCAGCTTTAGGCCAACAGTGATATTTGTAACTACAAAAACTACAGGCCATTGGCATCAGCTTATTCTTTGTGTATATATCCTCACCCTTGATTTTTATCTTTTCATCTTTTGGTTCAAATAGCTTTTTAAAGGGTTTGTTCTTAACCAACGCCTTAACATTATCACTAGCCTTCTGTAACGTCTCATTCTTTTCTTCCTCCTGCTCCTGCGGTGCTTCACATATCGCCCATTCACCTGTTGACTTATTCACAGCAATCCAACCACCGAATGGAGAATCATCGGCTTCTGAATAACTGTAACCTTGTACAAGATAACCAAATGGGTCATCCTCTTTTATTTTACTGTACCCACCATAATTTCCGAATTTATTTGTAAATGCATAAGGACTTGAGGATTTAATATCCCATACCTTACCATTTATCTTTACATCTAATGTTCCTTTAATATTTTTTCCACCAATCTTTGCGGACACCTTTTTTTGTGTATGGTCTACATTAACACCAGAAGCCTTCATGATAAATATGGAAGCCGCCTCAACAAGGTCTCCCATAAGAAACCTCATTACAGCATTGTATTCTAAATCTCTGGGAAGTTCTTTTTTATCGAGTTGCTGTTGACAAAGTGGTTTGCCCAATCCAGACATACGCATTCGCCACTTTCTTTTATTTGGACTAAATTGTTTCTTTAAAGCGTCACCACAAGCTTTTTTAAATTCACGAACAAGTTTAGGCGAGATTTCAGCCTCGCCTTTACTTGCGTCAGTTAAATAACTCTTGACTAAATCAAGAATTGGTTCCATTACCAACCAACCTTGCTTCTAAAACATTATCTTTTGCATCTTCCTTTAATTTTTTATTGGTTCTATGGGATTCCATAATACCATTATTAAAAGAATTAATCGCACCGAAAAATTGTAATAGCAAGTCTTGGTCATCTTTAGTGAATTTACCAAATTTAACTGTCTTGGCGTTAGCACCATAATATATGTTGCCACCTCTTTTACCCTTGACAGTTGTTAGTTCGGCAATTGCAGTAGGCATAAGTTTTCTCTGTGCCTCTAAAGTTTTCACCCAATCAGAAATACGAATGAAACTTGACCCTCTCACATACCAAATGGATTCTTGGTCTTTAACAGATGCAGGTTTACCCGTGGCATCCTGCCCCGCATCTATGGTCACTAGTCCATATAGTACTTGGACACATTTAATGCCCTTTTGCAGTACCGCTTCGGGAGAATGCTCATCTAGTGCTTTTAATCTATCGGGGGCAAGTCTGCCACATTTCAATCCACCACTAGTATCATAAAATAAATCATTCATACTACGAGATTGAATAGTTTGACTACCGAATTGATTAAGGTCATTATCCCATACAGAATACATAAAAGTACGAACGAAAGGTCTGTACGTAACTTTAGGTGCAAAGACAGACTTTCCGCTAGAATCCCTTATCATAAAAAATCCTCTAGGAATAGAATTTCCATCATCATCTTCAGTAGAGTGATTGATGCTTAATCTAGGTAATCCACCGCCAGATGATACATCACCAGATTGACCAATCAACTTTCTTAAGTTATCCTCTGTAATGTCATCTATTTTTGTTGGTAGAGGATTATAACCAACCTTTGATACTTCGTTTACGTTCAATTTGAACTCCTTTTTGCAAAATTAATTGTTAGGTAGCTTCGAGGGACTAGTTGTAATCACCCTCAACCTTTTCCCGACAAATCAACCTGTAAAGAAGATAACGGTACTTCAGTACTAACCTCTAATCCCTCATCCACTTGGACGTACTGATTAGAACTTATGCTTTACAACTTTGTGATTGTTGTTCAGCCAGAAGCAATAATATATTTGCAAGTATATTACTCCTAAATCGTAAGTATATTATATAACATACAAAAGGTATGTCAACTACATTTTGACCTTTTAATTTATAATCTTTATAATCCATTATATTTCCTCTAATTCTAACCAATTTCTGCCAATTTTTAACTCAATATCAATTGGCATATCATAATTAATATTGTATCTGCGTTTGCATTCATCTTTGATACTCATCATAGCATTTCTTAAATAATCAATACACTCTATTTTTTCTTCTGGATGAACATCTAATGTAATACTATCGTGAACTGTGTTACAAATAACACTTTTCATATTATTTTTCTTCATTATGCCATATAGAAAAACTAAGGCAAGTGGTAATAAATCAGCCGTTGCAAATCCCTGTACGGGATAATTTTTAATTGCTGTAGAATTTGTTACATTGCCATATCGTGTCCACCTAGCCTCTGGAAATGCGTATTCCCTGCCAGATGGCAGTTTAATTTTTTTAGTCTCAACCGCCTCTTTCTGTAATGTATAATGCCAATTGTTCACTTGCCAATACTTGTTTTTAAACGCTTCATAGTATCTCATCTCTTTTGGTGTTCCTAGAATGCCACCATATAATGGTTTAAATGTATGTGCCTTGGCATCTTGCCTTGATACATTCATTGTATCTGCAGTATATTGATGAACATCCACGTCATTCTTAACATCTTTATACACTTGTTTATCCTTTGATAAAAATCCTGCCACTCTAAATTCTAACTGCTTATAATCACCTTCTAATATAAATCCATTCGTAAATCTACTGACAATAGCCTTTCTTACAGGAAATGTTGTTCCCCTAGGCATATTTTGAAAGTTAGGATTCCTTGAAGACAGCCGACCTGTTGATGTTACGCATTGCATAAATTGTGGATGAATAAAATTGTTAACATCCAAACCTCTTTCTATTCCTTCTATAAATGTTCGTAGATACGTTCTTATAGCACTATATCTAGTGTATGATTCTAAAAATTCTTTTGCTGTAGGGTTGGATTCTGTTATGTGCTTACTAGCAGTACCCATATCCGTTTTGAATCCGTGAACAGTACAATCCAGAATATTTGTAGGTATTAATTTAAATCCTGCCACTTCCCCTGTTGGTATGTATACAACACCTTTACCAATGCAATTAGGACATTTAGGTGCTATTTTATACAGTTCACCTTTAACAGTATATTTTTTAATTGTGCCTTTTCCGAAACAATTGTCGCATCTCTGTACTTTTGTCTTGTAAATTACGCTTGTCATACGTGCTACCATACTACTGAACTCTGTTTTCGTAAAATTTGGTCTCCTTTTAGGACGTTTAGAACCGCCTCGTCTTGTTTCCGTGCCTAAATTAAACGCAGATTTCCATTGATGTTTATCTTTTACTCTGCAACTGTACATAACAACAGACCTGTCCTCACCACTATCCAGATTAACAGGAGTATCACCCATTGCTTCTATAATCATTGTATCTAGCTTTTTCTTTAATATTACCATTTCCATTTGATAATCATCTCTTAATTTATGCAGTGTATCCACATTAATTTTTATACCACAAACTTCCATATCCGTCAATGTTTTTGTCATTTGAAATGACAGATTAATTGTATTTACTAAACTCATTTAACTCCACCTCTAATAATTTACATTGTTCCTGTGCCAATTCATAGGTACAACTTACATCGCCCCTACCATATTCTTCCACTAAACTAGCAGGAATGTCTTCCATACTAATGCCTCTCTTCATAAAATCCTGCACTAAATATTTCTTTTTTTGTTTAACTTTTCGTCTTTTACAACTTCCATCAAGTGACAAATCCCTATGTAACCCTCTAGCGAGTACATACTCAACAACCATAGTGTCGTACACACTATTGTTATAGGTAAAACCACAATTATACAACCAAGACAAATCAAACTTAATGTTATGACCGATAAGCACAGTAGTATTATATAATAAATTCTGTAGCATACTTTTTCCATTTTCCGTTGGACTCCTTTCTTTATGATAAAACCATATGTAATCTTCTTTTCCTGTTTGTGTTTTATAACCTACACTAACCAATTGATTGTCGCCATTATAGGAATATAAATCATCTTGTTTAAATGTTGTTTCTATGTCAAGGCACACTATCATAAAATTCCTTCGCTGTCTTTAGTTTTTCTTTTTTTATTATAGAAAAAGGGTACATTAATTTAGAAATTTCAGTTGCATTTTTCCCATTTATATGCCATTCCCAAGCAGTTTTATGATGTGGGGCATATTTTTTCATTACATATATGTGACCCCCAAAATATTTTTGAATATAATTTAATACATTTTTATTTGTATTTGATAATCGTAAACTTAATTCAGTATAGGTATATGTCTTCATCTTATTAGTTTTTTTTAGATATTTATGATGGTTTTTTTTCAAAAGACTTACATGACCTTCCCCATCAAAAAGTCCTGTTAAATATAGTATCTTATCTCTATCATTCATCAAAATCCTCACTGAATACACCTGTTTGAACATTAATTTTACAAGCCAATCCAGAGTGTACACCATTGACTTTATTCTTTGATATGTTCAAGAATCTTGTTGTATTCTCATCGTGGTCTGTATTTCTACCAATGCCGATGATAATGTCACCTTCCCCCGCCTTGCCTGTCTTAGAGCCGTCCAACATATCATAGGTTAAATATTCTTTTCCTTCAGCATCAGCACCCGCTTGAGACACCGCCCACACCAGACAATTGTTACGTTTTGCGATTTCTCTTGCCATATAATACACTTCCTTTAATCGTTCATCACTTCTGTTAAAATGACCTCTAACTTTTATTTTATCCAATTGGTCAATGAATATGATGTCTGGTTTATTTAAATTACAGTAGGATTCCACTTCACTGATATTTGTACCTACACTATCTATGACTGTTAGTTTTTCTTCAACATTCATATCTTCCAATCTGCTCATACAACTTTCCACATTGTCATATAAACCATCTTTTGACATATTTAACAGCGAACAGAAAATGCGAATTTTTAATCTTGTCGCCCTTTCCTCATTCGCCCAATAAAAAACTTTATGTCCTGCTTTTACATATTCACTAGCCAAATAACAGCAGAATGATGTCTTACCAACTTCTGGTCTTGCGAATATTATTCCCAAGTCACCTCTGTTCAATCCCATTACTTTTTCGTACAGAGGTTTCAGTGGAAATTTAAAATCACAGGTTTTTGTTTCATTTGCGATTAAATCTTTTAACGTATCTCTTATGATTGTAAATGTTTCGTGTTGCTCTGGGTCTTCTTCCATTGCCGTATCTATTATTCTTTGCAGTACGCCAAAGTCATCATTCTGTCCCGTCCATATCGCCAATGCCTTATCACCAATTTCTCTCGCTTTATCTCTACGCCATAAGTTAAACAGTAAGTCAAAAGCCATATCCATATTCGTAGGTGCAATGCTTTTTAAACTTGTTATTTCTTCTTCTATGTTACTGCGAGTGGATTCTGGCATTGCGGGATATCTATCCTTATGCAATGCGAGTAACTCATCAACTGTTAAGTCAACGTCATATTTTTGTTGAGAGGAAGAAATAGTTTCAAAGATTGTTGAATACTCTTTTGGAAACATACCTTTTGATAGAATGTTTTTTGCCTTTTCCCAAAATTCTTTTCTAAGACACAATGCTATGATTTGTTTTTCAATCATCATCTATCTCAACATCATTACTATTACAAGCATCACAAGTTTCTAATTGTTCTAAACAATATGCTTCTAATTTACTACCGCAATTATTACAATAACCTGTTACCATTTTATGGTCAGCTTTAGGATTTAATACCACTACTTTAGTCACAGTACACCACCATTTTTATGCAATCAATAATATTTTGTTTCTCATCCTTAT